TGCGTTATGCCGAGCGCCTCTGCCAGCTGTTCTTGAGTCATGCCGACTTCTTTCATCCTGGTTTTGGCCAGGTCCTGCCATCTCTGTTTCATAGCCATGATTATTACATTCCGTATTTAGTGAGCAACTTCCATTTTGTATTATTCTTGTAAGTGTGTATAGTACGTTATGTATTATTTATGCGGGACTAATCGAATGAGTGGAATCAAGAGCCTTAGACGCAAAGCAAAGGTAACTCAGGGAGAGCTGGCCGCGCTGATTGATAGCTCTCAGGGGGCCGTTAGCCACTACGAAACAGGAAGAAGGATTCCTGATGTTGCAGTAGGAAAGCGGATCGTCAGCGCGTTTAAACAGCTTGGCCTGGATACAAGTTTGGACGAGGTATTTTCAGATGATGTTGCACGGGATGAGGCCTGACCACGGTTTGCTCCCATCTGTTTACGCATCTGCAGATGAAGAATGGATCAAGCAGCAGTTACTGAGCCTGACACCAGCAGCACGACAAAAAGCCATTCAGCGTTATGCAGCTGTGTATCAGGAATCGTTCGAAGCCGAGCCCGTTTCATACCGCAAGGAGAACCGGGCAAGGCATGAAGCAAATATGCGGCTTCGCCTGTTTGTGAGAAATCACGGCAGGGCTTTACAGGGGTATACCGCCGAACCTCCCCTGGCCGGAACGCCACCGCGTTCCTGATTGTTGCGGGTTTAAAGGTACCCGGACAAAAGCAGGCTTAAAGGTGCCTGTTCAGGTTGGCAACTCACTAACTCAATTCCCCGTATGTACTAGGTAAGTAGTACGTTTTTATGGGGAAGAGGGAAAGGGGGGTAAGGGGGGATTGGGTGTAGGGGTAGGAATAGGGTCTTTTCCAACAGGAGAGATCCATTGGTTAAGTAGATCACTGTCTTAAGAGCGCAATTAGAAAAACGCCCGTATCAGCAAACCAGTACAAAGCGCTCAGGCGCTGAGAAACAAAAAGGGTTCTTTCTGGAAGAGTGATTTTTCAGGGGAGCTGAATCAGAAGGGAGGCTGGCAGCCTTTGGGGAGGCCACCAGCCATGTGAGGGGGAATCCATGAAAACCACATCACAGAATTATTATCTCATCACCGCGGGGTACGCACAATGCAGCTGACGATCACACCGAATTTTGCACAGGAACGAGCACTTAACCAGCTGCGCCGTAACTGGAAGGATACAGAAACCTTCATGGTGTACTCGCCGACGGGCAGCGGTAAAACAGGACTGGCCGCCTTCATCGTTGCCGGGTTCGTTAGTCGTGGCATGCGGGTAATGTTTTGCGCGCCTTACCAGATCCTCATAACCCAAACCGCAAAGCGTTTTGTGGAGTACGGGTTGCCGGGTGATGAAATCGGCTATGTCTGGGCGGATCACCCAAACTACGATCCTACCCTCAAAATACAAATCGCCAGCGCCGACACGCTTATTCGTCGTGTTTTTCCTGAAAATATTGATTTGCTGATTATCGACGAAGCACACCTGCGTAAAAAACGCATCCTCAAGGATATCGAACGTCTGCGCGGTAAAGGCGTAAAGGTGATTGGCCTGTCGGGTACTCCGTTTTCCCCGTTCCTGGGCAAATACTATGACCGACTGATTAAGCCGACCACCATCGGCGAGTTAATCCAGCGTGGCGATCTGAGTAAATACGAATTTTACGCGCCAACTAAGCCGGATCTGAAAGGCGTTAAAACCAAAGCATCGCTTGAGTACGGTAGCGATTACAACGAAACGCAGCTGGCTGAAATCATGTGCGGCTCTACGCTGGTGGGCGACATTGTACAGAACTGGCTGGAGAATGGCCGGGATCTGCCTACCATCGCTTTCTGTGTCAACGTAGCCCACGCCAATTACCTGACAATCCAGTTTAACTTGGCGGGTGTTAACGCTGAGGTAATGACCGCCGACACTCCAGTGGATGAGCGGCAGACCATCATTCACCGCTTTGAAACCGGTGCAACGAAAATCATCGTTAGTGTGGGCGTTCTGGTGGCCGGCTTCGATAGTGACGTTCGTTGCATCATCTACGCCAGGCCAACAAAAAGCGAAATTCGCTGGCTGCAGGCGCTCGGGCGTGGCCTGCGCACCGCACCGGGTAAAGAATCCTGCCTCATCTTCGATCACAGCGGCACCGTGCACCGTCTGGGTTATCCGGATTCAATCGAGTACGACGATCTTCCCGGTAAGTCTGACGGGATGGAGGAAAGCGCGCGCCGCGCAGCTGAGGAACGGGCCGAAAAGCTGCCACACGAATGCTCTCAATGCCATTACATGAAGCCAGCTGGCGTCTATGTATGCCCGAAATGTGGGCATAAGCCGCTGGGCGGTGAGGACGTCGATACCGACACGGGCCGCAAACTCAAAAAGCTGGGTAAAAACCAGCATCAGCCCACGAAGGCAGAGAAACAGGCCTGGTGGAGTCAGATCAAATTCTATCAGCGCCAGCGCGTATCGCAGGGGAAAAAGCCCGTCAGCGATGGCTGGTGCGCAAACACCTTTCGCGAACGGTTTGACGAGTGGCCTAACGGGTTGAGCGATTTCCCGATGGAGATCACGCCGACCGTCTCTAATTTCATCCGGCACAAATTGATTGCGTATGCGAAAGGGCAGGAGAAGGCAAAGCGCCTGCAGGAGGCATCAGGAACGGCAGCTCCATCATCAGTACAGCAAGCACAGAAAGCGATTAGCGATATCAAACAGCAGTTAGGAAAACGAGCATGAAGACGGCAGAAGCGGCAAAAGGTCAATGGGCAATGATTTTTGAGCACTTCGGGTTACCTCCCATTAATGCCAGAAATCACTTTAAAGGCGAATGCCCGGTATGTGGTGCGCGGGGAAAGCTGCGTATTGATGACCGGGACGGCCGGGGAACATGGATCTGTACCTGCGGCAGCGGTGACGGAATGAAGCTTGTCACTCTGACACAAGGGAAACCTTTCAATGAAATTTGCAGGGAAATAGACCAGCTGATTGGGAATAACTTTACCCGCGAAGCGTTCCCGCGCACTTCAGATGCAGTAAGTGCCCGTGATCGGGTTCTGTCCAAATTTTCGAAACTGGTCAACCTGAAAGGAACTACCGGGGCGGATTATCTGCAGGCCAGGGGAATTTATCAGCTCCCACAAGAGGCGGTGAAGTTCAATGATAAACAACGCTACGGCGGTAAGGTTTACCAGTGTCTGTATTCACTCGCAACTGACGACAAAGGCGAGCTTTGCTATCTGCACAGAACCTTACTGGACGGCAATCAGAAAGCCCAACTAAGGGATTCTGCCGGAGCGAAGCGCCAGAAATCTCTTCAGGACGAAAGCTATCTGGATCATGCCCGTTCAGTTGCTATTCGCATGTTCCCGGTAGCGACGACCCTCGGAATTGCCGAGGGTATCGAAACGGCTCTTTCCTGCAAGCAGCTGTACAACGTTAACACCTGGGCCACCATGACCAGCGGATTCATGAAGAAATTCCGTGTTCCTGCAGGTGTGAAAAATTTGATTATTTTCGCAGATCGAGACGTAAACAGCGCCACCGGATTGGCTGCGGCCACGGAATGCGCCCATGCCAACTTACTGGCAAAAAATGACCTGGAAAAAATCAGCATCTACTACCCGGATAACGGGGATTTTAACGACATGCTCATGAACGGCGATCAGGTTCGTGAGGTGGTTTTCTTCAAGAAAAAGGCGGCTGCGTAATGCGTACTGATAACAACGAACATAAAGCACTATTCACCATCCCGACGGCAGCGCACAGCTCCGCCCTCTCAAACATCAAGCCTCTGCCCGAGCAACGGAGAATCACCGGGCATAAGCAGACTGATGCTTATCTTTGGGTGCTGGAGGTTATCCGTCTGAACGAACCCGCACATCTGGACGCAGCCGAAGCCGCGCTGGAGAAAATTGAAATCACCCCAAAAGAGGCCGAGAAACGTTATGCGGGTTATCTGTTGGCGAATGGTGGCGATCCTTTCCAGGTTGCCTTCGGTACAATCGGTATGGGTAACCCGGCACAGGCAATCAAGAACGCCCGGGAAAACATCAAAAAAGCAGCATCAGTCAGGGCCACGTTCGGCAGCTATGAGGCAGCTCTCGAAGATGTGGAGGCCGAGCGAGTAATCAAGTCTTCCCCGAAATTTATCGACGATCACCGTTGGGGATGGACTCCGGCCGAGAAGAAAGCTGGCAGCATTAACGGCAGCCGTATGTATGAAATTGATGATCAGCGTCGGGCATTTGTTGATGGATATCGCGATGTGTTGCCTGAGCCTTTTACGCTGTCCGATGTTGTTCGTGAATTTATTTACTGGGACTGGCTCTATAGCGTTCGCCACACTTCAAGCCAGGAGCTGGGCGATGAATTTGGTTACTCCGAGCATCACGAATCCGTATATGACCGTGAGCGTTACCTTGAAAAATTGCTGGCAACCATCAAACCCGTGACGCGAGCTGAAGCTATCGAGGTATGTCGCTGGTTCCTTGAAAGTGAAAAGGGGCAATACATGGAGAACCACGGCGCAGCGGTGATGTTTAACCTGGTAGGGGAGTGTGAAGAATGAAACTGGAGGCATCACTAAAACACTTTAGCCCACAGGGAATGCACATCAGCGACGACGTGAAAGGAACCTCTCCGGATCGTATCACCGGCACTGATGTTATGGCGGCCATTGGTACCACCAGCAGCCGAGCGCGGTTTGGTCTGGCTGCCTTCTTTGGTAAGACCGGGATCAGCAAAAGTGATGAGCAGCTGGCTGTACAGGCTCTGGCACGTCATGCAATGGAATCAGCGCCCAGGAATGTACGTAAAGCAGCAGCAGGCGAGTTTGGCTGGTGCATGCTGGTGCTCGCACAATTCGCCTTTGCCGAATACTCCCGTTCAGCGGAAACCAGCGTGACGTGTCACAGCTGCAGCGGCAGCGGATTAACCTCTCAGTATGAAGATGTGATCAAACATCCTGGAGTCTTCAACTCTGACGGAATGGAAATCGTCCCGCCGAAAATCAAGCACGAACTGGTCAAGCGTAAATGCGCTGCATGTAACGGTAAAGGTGAGCTGCTGGCCCGATGCCGTTGCGGCGGCAAAGGTGAGGTGCTCGACCGCAAAGCCACAAGCGAGCGCGGCGCGCCGGTGTTTAAAACCTGCGAGCGCTGCAGCGGAAATGGATTTTCTGGGGTGCCGTCTACTGCAGCCTATAAAGCGATACTGAAGCGAGTCCCGGATCTGCACGTCAGAACGTGGACCCGTAACTGGAAACCGTTTCTGGAGGGGCTTGTCGACGTCTGCTACAGAGAAGAACAAAAAGCAGACTCGGCGTTTCAGGACGCAACGAGCTTTCGTGATGATGTGAACAAAATTTAGCATATTAGCCACATTAAGCTTGATTTTGTCCGAACTTGTCGTGTATGCTTCAAATCGTAGGTTATTGCGCCTGCACGAAATCAAACCCGCCTCCGAGCGGGTTTTTTTATGCCTAAATTTGGTCGCCGCGAATGAATACATTCATCATTTGTGCATCCGGCCCGTCTCTCAATAAATCAGATTGCGAACTGATCTCCGGATCGGGGCTGCCGGTTATTGCTGTTAACTCCACCTGGCGAGCCGTGCCTGATTGTGAATACATTTACGCGGGTGATCTGCGCTGGTGGGATGCAAACATCGATGTTCTTCCGTCCTCTGCCTCTCGCTGGACCTGTAATTACCGGGCTCATAAACGCTATGGGCTAAATCTGTTTGATACAGATACTCGGTGGGCCTTCAACTCCGGGCAGCGCTCGATTCTGTTTGCTGCCAGCCAGGGGGCGAAAAACATCATCCTGTTAGGCTTTGACTGCTCCATTAATGGCGGTAGTCACTGGCATGGTGATCACGTCGGGCTGGATAATCCTACAGCAGAGAGTGTTACGCGATGGCGCGGGGAGTTTGCCAATACCGCCAGAGCGCTGACCGGTAAGGTGAATATCATCAACAGTAGCCGCCAGACAGCGCTTAAGTGCTTCCGGCGTCTCGGCCTCAATGAGGCTTTACGCGAGGTGGCATGTTAAACGTTCCTCTATTCATTGAAGGCATGCTGGGCATGGGTGACAACATCTACCAGCGCGCTTTCGTTAAGCAGTTGCCAGCCGGTACTTATATCCGGACCGCCTGGCCCGAACTGTATGAAGATTTGCCCGTTCTGCCTGTTCGCAGTTTTACAACGCTCCGCACGCAGCGCAAAAACGAGTACCGGACGCAGGCCGCTTTTCACCTGCCGCCAGATATGCGCCAGACAAAACGGATTTTCTACGGTCCGGATCATCTACGGCGTGGTTCAATATTTGACGCGATGCGCCAGCAGTTTGGCACCGAGCCGTCAGAACTTGATTTGCCGTCTTACGGACCCGCTGAATTTACGTCTGAAAAGCCGATCGCGGTAATTCGTCCGGCTACTGTTCGCAGTGAATGGCGCAGCGACTCCCGTAATCCTGATCCGGATTACCTGTTTCAGGCATCACGGCTACTGAGAAAGCATTTCTGCGTAATCAGCGTGGCTGACCTGCAGGAAGGGGAGGAGTGGGCCGTCGGCGAACTTCCCGAAGCAGATCTGCGCATGCACTCCGGCCAGCTCAACTTCAAATCGCTGATGCGCCTGATTGAGCATGCCGCCGTGGTGGTTACGCCGGTGGGCTGGGCGCTTCCTGCTTCTATTGCCTATAAAACGCCGGTGTACGTTGTCGCTGGTGGGCGAGGTGGTCACAACGCCCCGGAAATCGTAACCGATCCGGCGATGGACCTTTCTCGTGTTGGCTGGGCAATTCCCGACAATTACTGCCGCTGTGAAGCATGGGATCACCACTGCGACAAGCGGATTTCAAATTTCTCCGATAAATTCGAGGCCTGGCTCCATGAAGTCGTTTTATCAGGAACTGGAAAGCGGGCTGGTATTTTTACCGGAGCTGGGGATCGGACGTTACCCCGTTCCGGCATCACGCCCGTATGACGAGCAGTATTTCGCAAAATATCAGCAGCTGGCTGACACCGAAACGGGCAGAGCTTTAACGCAATCCCGTATTGAGCTGGTGGATCGCCATTTTCACGGCCCTGTTCTCGACGTTGGTATCGGTGCCGGTCAGTTCGTCTCTACCCGACCGGGAACGCTTGGGTATGACGTTAATCCGGCCGGTATTGCCTGGCTGAACGAGCGGGGCGCATTCGCAGATCTCTACGCCAATAAGTGGCGAGCACTGACGATGTGGGATGTACTGGAACACATCGACGAGCCGGAGCTGGCGGTACAGCAGGCCAGTGAATACGTTTTCGTGTCGATCCCGATTTTCACTGATGCCGGAGACATTCTCCGCTCCCATCATTTCAGAAAGAACGAGCACATCTGGTATTTCACTGATGAAGGTATCAGGCGCTGGTTTGCAGAGCAGGGCTTTACCTGCGCAGAGCAAAACACAATCGAATGCCAGTTAGGGCGTAAGGGCGTCGCTTCGTACGCTTTCCGCAGAATTTAATTTCCCATTTCATCACACAGCACCCCGAACCCGGAGGTGTGGAATGCAACGTATGAACCCAACAAATGGACACGACTTACCGTATTGGTGGTCGGCTGCTTTAGGGGTGTTCTCTTTGCTCAGCCTACAGGATTACGTATTTATTATCGGTGCCCTTGTATCGGCATTTTTCACGATAAAAACCTACTACGCAAAGCGCAAAGAAGAGCGTGAGCGCATGGCAGAGGAAAGGAAAAGAACCCAACTGCTGGCGAACTACTTATCAGATGTAGGTAAAAAACCACACTCCGATCGTCCGGCTACCGCCGAGGTGGTAACGGAGGCTATGCGGAGAATTTCTAGTGGCACAGTTGAAACTGAGTAAGAAAAGTGGAGTTGCCGGAATTGTTTGCTCGGTAGCTACGATTATCGCAATAGTGCTCAACGCTGGGCATGTTCGGACCAATGAGCGCGGTCTTGAACTCATCGGCAACGCGGAATCATGTCGTCGAGATCCTTATATTTGCCCGGCTGGTGTGCTCACTGATGGCATGGGCAACACCCACGGGGTTAAACCCGGCACAGTTAAAAACGACCAGCAGATCGCGGCGGAATGGGAAAAAAATATCCTCGATGCTGAATCCTGTGTTAACCGGTACGCCAACGGCAGAAATCTGTCTGATGATACTTTCAGCGCTGTAGTATCGGTCACGTTCCGTGCTGGGTGCGGCAATATGCGGAGCTCGACAATGTTCTCCCTGTTCCGAAAAGGTGACCTTAAGGCGGCGTGCTACCAATTTCCTCGCTGGGTTTACGGTGGCGGCCGGGTTCTTCCTGGGTTGGTTACTCGCGCAGGTAAAGAGGAAGCTCTCTGTCTGGACGGTCTGAAATGATCACCATAGCCGATATCAAAGCCTCATGGCGTCTGATACTGCTGGTGGCCGTCATTGCAGTAATCGCCGTGCTGTGTGTCCTGCTGGCAAACAGCCGCTCTGACGTAGCTACGCTGAAGAGTGATAACGGCGTTCTGCGCAGTGACAACGCCCTGCAGGGGACGGTTATCGCTGCTCAGGCTTTCAACTTCAACCGGTTTAACCAGGTTGCCGAAAACGCCAGCCGACTAAACTCGCTGATTGATGCCAGCTCCGATAAAACCGTTATCGAGTATCGGGAGATCCTCCGCCGTGAAAAAACCTGTGATCTGCCTGTTCCTGCTGATGTCGCTGGTGGGCTGCTCAGCTACGCGAACAGTTTACGTGCCAGCGCAGTGCACACCGATTCCGGGGACGCTGACGCAGCCGGTGATAGCGCCACTACCACCAGCGCGCTGACGTATTGCCAAGCTGTTCTCTGGATCAAGCCGCTGCTGGCCGCTATCGAAAAAGCGAATAACCAGCTGGCTGGGATACGTGAAATAGAGAAAACCAGAGCCTCGCAATAGCTGGGCTTTTTTCTGCGCCTCGTACGCGCATTTCAGAGAGTCTTTCAGTAGTGAGCCTGAGGAGCATCGTTAAAGGTGGCGACCTCTCTCGGGCGTTGCTCCTGTACGACAGGCTCACACCTTAAAGGAAACGCAATGAAGAAATTTTTTACTGATGCAGCAACAAAAATAACTTTTTACGCGCTGCTCGCCGCTTTGCTTTTTGCTGTTACTACAGGTGCCGGTTCTTTATTGAGAGTTGTTGCCGCCGCCTACTGGGTGATCGTATTGCTTGGCGCGGTAGTTGGTTTGTTAGCTCTCATTATTACGTTTGGTGTCGAGTATTCAAAGGATGATAAGTCCCGGCGGGAGGGTATTGAATACCTTGAACGCTTTGCTAAGCGCAAGAACGCAATAGCGAGAGTATGGGGATGGTTCTGCCTGGTGCTGGGGGCTTCCATGCTTGCATACGGTGGGTGGGTGTTTACAGCGGTAGCCTACGTAATAGCGTCATTGTTTGTGCGCCTGTGCTGTTCGCTTGCTCGTGATAAGGTCGAGAAACTAACCGAAAAAGAGGTGGCTTGATGGCTCGCTTAAATGTCGAAGTAATCCCGCCGAGTAATGAGCAAATAAACCAGGTGATTGAAGAAATAAGCCGGAAATATGCACGTAAGCCACTTACTCCTCAGATCGAAGGCGAGCTCCAGCGTGAAGCCGCTCGACTGGTGCGCCGGTTTACAAAAACGAAAGTAACGCTGGTCCGATAAATTCATTACAAAAGCCATTCACCGAGTGGCTTTGATAATGTTTTTTGAGTGAGGATTGTTCAGTATGGCTTCGATAAAAGAATCCACTGATGCCAATGGACAATCAAAATATTACGTCCACTGGAAGGATGAAAAATCCGGTCATGGACGCCGCCGCATTTTTAAGAATATTGATGATGCTGCACATCTTTTCTGGCAAAAACAGAATATCGAGCTGGATTGTCGAACCGCCAGCTGGGCCGGAATAGACCATTCCTGGACTTTCCGAAAGTTAATTCTGTTTTATCTGGGGTATCAGGCCGGCAAGCTGGAAAAAAATATTATACGGCTGTCGTCATATACGAAATGCCGTCACGATCTTCTCGCTGTAGACGGGCCGATACTGGAAAAAAATATTCTCCATATCAGCCATCGCGATATCGTTGATTCGGTTCGCACCGGCTGCCATCGCTGGATTCGTTCGGCTTTCTTCCTGCTGGTGGAAAAGCGGCTCATCACTTTTAACCCTGTTGACCGTCCCGCGCGCCGGAAGCGTCGACCCATCACCATACCGCCATCATCATCGGTCAGGGAGCTACTGAATAACGCGCCAGTTCGTGAGCGTATCGCGTGCTGGCTCGGGATTTGTGGCCTGCGCATCGGTGAGGCTCTGGCGGTTACTTATAACGACGTGTCAGCCGACTGGATCGACATCCGGGGGCATGTTGTTGACGGTTTTATACATGAGGGGCTGAAAAGAGGCGTGGAGCGCCGGGTAAGGATGCCGCGTGAGCTTTTCGCGTTGCTGGATAAAAGTAAACTCGGTACCTCTGAGCCTCTTATCTGCAACCAGTTTACCGGCGCATGCCTCGCTACAAGCTACGGCACTCAGGGCGTTCTAGTCAGAACCCTGAACGACTATGGCATTAAACGATTCCATCATCTTCGCCACTTTGCTGTATCTCGCCTGGCAAACAAAGGCGTCGATATTCTGAAGGTTTCCCGACTTATTGGGCATTCGAACATCAAAACCACGATGGACGTTTACGGTCACCTTTTCGGTGAAGCGGTGGAGATGGATTTGGACTGAGTTATCCACATAGTGGAAATATTAGGGCGATCCACTATCTCCCCATTCTGCGCGGCCTCCGGGCATCAAATCGCAGTTTTCCCGAAAAAAAGGATATGCCGCATTTTTACCCCCTCTGATATGCCGCACTTGGCACCAGAGAGGACGCGGCCTGCACGCCAGAATTTACCGCGTGATACGCCGCACCCGGATCGGAGAAATTGGATTTTGAACAAAAAATAATCACATTGACTTAGGCGGAAGTATGGCTCCTAAAAAAAGCTTCAGAAAAGCCTACGTCGGTATCGTTATGGACATGGCATTAGCCCGTAGCAAAATCAGCAATCGGATGGTTGCTCAGCGCTTAGGTGTGGACGAGACGACGATCCGTCGCTGGCGTAAAGAGAATATCGAGTTTGAGCGCGCTTTCACTGAGGCTCGCGAAGCTCTCAGAGAGAAAATAAACCGCGTCGCCGGTAAGAGCCTGGACGTTCGCAAACGGAAGGTTGTCACCACATCGCCGGATGGTGTGAAAACTACCATCGAAGATGTGCTACCCACGCACAACGATATTGCTGTTTTCTCAAAAGTGCTCGGTCTTGGTACCAGCGTCTATAGCGAGGAAGAACGTCAGCGTGATGTGCTTCGCGAGGTGATGAAACACAAGGTGGCCGGGAAATACTCCGCGCTGGAGGCGGCGCAGCTGCTTGAGGCTGAGGGCATAAAAGTTCCGGCAACCCTGCTTATGGAGTTGGAAGCACCGAAAATTTTCGAACCGTTCAACAATATGGACGATGCAGCCAAAGCCGACGCGGCGAATCTGACCCCGCAGGAAGCAGCCGATATCTACAAAAAATACCTGGGCTGAAAATTGCAAAAACAGGCGTTTCGAACCGTAAAAACGCTATGCACTTTTTGACCCGTTTTATGCACGTTTTATTCATCCCGATTTGACCACTTTTCTGTTCAAAACAGAGGTTTCACGCCGTTTGCGTGATGGGCGCTGTTGCGCTAGTGCGGGTAACGACCATTATGTTAAATCGGGGCGTTTTTGAGGAATTTTTCTGTGCCGATCCCGTTCCCCTTTGACTTCCGCAAACCGGACTATACCGCCGTGTTTGAGTGGAGAATGGAGAGGCTGGAGCGGATCAGGAAAGCGCCTGAAATGCTTCCGGCACTCCGTGAGTTTTACCGCACTAACCCGGCTCAGTTCATCATCGACTGGGGTATGACGACAGACCCGCGTAACCTCGATTATGGCCTGCCTGCCACCATCCCGTTTTTGCTGTTCCCCCGCCAGGAGGAATGGATTCACTGGATCATGGACAGGCGCGCCAGTCTTGAGCATGGACTGACAGAAAAAAGCCGCGAAATGGGGCTGAGCTGGACCTCTATCGGTCTGGCCTGTTCGCTTTGCCTGTTCAACAAAGAAATGGTGATCGGGTTCGGTTCCCGTAAAGAGGAATATGTCGACAGTACCGGCGACCCGAAAGCACTTTTCTGGAAAGCGCGTAAGTTTGTCGAGCTACTGCCGGTAGAGTTTCGCGGTTCATGGAGTGACAAAAAACATGCTCCTTACATGCGCGTGGAGTTCCCGGAAACGGGCGCGGTCATTAAGGGAGAGGCTGGCGATAACATTGGCCGTGGTGACCGTACCACTCTTTATTTCGTGGATGAGTCGGCATTCCTCAAACGACCATTACTCATCGATGCTGCGCTCTCTCAGACGACCCGCTGCCGTATAGACCTCTCATCCGTCAACGGCATGAATAACCCGTTTGCCCGTAAGCGCCACAGCGGAAATATCCCGGTGTTTACTTTCCACTGGCGCAGCGACCCGCGCAAGGATGATGAGTGGTACCGCAACGAATGTCTGAAAATTGATGATCCGATTATCGTTGCTCAGGAACTGGACCTGAACTACAGCGCATCCACAGAGGGGATTCTCATTCCTTCTGAATGGGTACAGGCTGCCGTCGACGCGCATATCAAACTGGGTATTCAGCCCAGCGGCCAGCGCCTCGGCGCAATGGATATCGCAGACGAAGGGAAAGACAAAAACGGCTTTTCTTGCCGCTATGGCTTCCTTCTGCAGAACGTTCACGAATGGTCTGGCATTGGCAGCGACATCTACGCCTCTGTCGTTAAATCGTTTGGGTACTGTGACGATTACGGTCTGGATGAGTTCCGTTTCGATGAGGACGGTCTGGGTGCTGGTGCGCGTGGCGATGCTCGCGTGATAAACGAGCTCAGGCAGGCTGAAGGCCGGGGAACAATCACAGCTACGCCTTTCCGTGGTAGCGGTAGCGTATTCGATCCGGAAGATGAAGCCGTTCCTGGTGATAACGGTAAAGCGGCGCGCCTGAATAAAGACTTCTTCGCGAACGCGAAAGCACAGAGCTGGTGGCATCTTCGCAAGCTGTTTCGTAACACCTTCCGCGCGCTGAACGGGATGGACTACAACCCTGACGAAATCATTTCGATAAGCAGCGAGATAGAAAATATTGACCGCCTGCTGATGGAGCTTTCACAGCCTACATGGTCGAAAAACGCCGTCGGTAAAATCCTCGTGGATAAACAGCCGGAAGGCACAAAATCGCCGAACCTTGCAGACGCCGTAATGATTAATTACGCGCCGATGGATTCCTCTCTTGATACCTGGGCCAAACTGGCCGGAGCGTGACATGTCCCGAAAGAAACGCCAGAACGGCGCACAGCAGCCCGTTAGGACATCTGACGGGTACAACAATTTCACGGCCAAACTTGGCAGCGACACCAGAAACATCCAGACGGGCGGAATGTACATGCCGGGGTACATCAGCCGTAACAGGGTGATGCTGGAGTTTGCGTATCGTTCATCGTTCCTTGTGGGGGCCGGTGTGGATGCGATGGCCGATGATATGACCCGCAAGGGGATTAACATCAGCTCAAAGCTGAAACCCGGACAAAAGGGCAAGCTCGAAACCTTCTGGGATGAGCTCGCTATATGGGATGGGCTTAACGATAACCTCAAATGGTCACGATTGTACGGTGGCGCGGTGCTGGTGGTCCTGCTAGAAGGGCAGGATATGTCCTCCCCGCTAAAGCTGGATCGTATCAAAGAGGGGCAGTTTAAGGGCGTGATGAGCCTTGACCGCTGGATGGTTAACCCGAGTTATTACGATCTCGTTACCGATTACGGTCCCGATTTTGGGAAACCGAAATATTACAAGGTAATCACGAACCAGCAGGGGATTCCCCCGTGGAAGATCCACCACAGCCGTGTTATCCGCATGGAGGGCGACACGCTTCCCTTCCAGCAGGCCCAGACGGAAAACGGCTGGGGGATGTCTGTTGTGGAGCGTATTTTCGAGCGTATCGAGGCGTTCGATACTGCGACGGTCGGCACCACACAGCTGATCCACAAAGCACATCTGCGAACCTACAGCATTGAAAAGCTTCGTGACATTCTTGCCAAAGGCGGTGATCTGGAAAAATCGCTGATGAAGCACATGGACATGATTCGTGAGTTTCAGACCATCGAAGGCATGACCATGATGGACTCAAGGGATAAATTCGAGACCCACAGCTATACGTTTGCGGGTATCGCTGATGTCCTTCTGCGCTTTGCTGAGCAGGTTTCCGGCGCGACGGGAATTCCTCTCGTCCGTCTGTTCGGGCAGTCCCCTGCAGGTTTCAACACCGGCGACGGCGATCTGGAAAACTACTACAGCCGGGTTAACTCGCTGCAGGAGAGACGCTTACGCCGCCATATCCGTTGGCTGCTCGATATCTCCTGGCGTTCTCTGTTCGGTGAACCACTACCTGACGATTTTACTTTCGAGTTTAACAAGCTCTGGGAGATGTCAGACGTGGACCGCGCAACTATGGCGAACAATGTGGTTACTGCACTCGGTACCGCCGTTCGTGACCTCGGGATGCCACCTGCAGCAGCGCTTAACGACCTCAGGAACATTTCTGATGTGATTGGCATCGGTGGTTCTATCACTGACGAGGACATAGAAGATGCGAAGGCCCAGTGGGAGGAGGATGAACCTGAAACCATCCCTCCGCCGCCGTTCGGAGATCCAGTATCGAAAAAGCCTGTTGGCGATAGCAAACCAGATAGGGCAGATCGTCGATGGTACCTACGATGGTTCACAGGCCAGCGCTGACAGCATTTCGAAAACGCTGGTGGACTATTCTGAGGTAATCAGCGACTGGGCAGAGCAGGTCGGGCGAAGGATGTTTGCCCAGGTCGAGCAGGAAGAATGGAATCAGTGGAAATCGGTATCAGAGGAAATCGGCGCTGGCCTGCGCGATGTGGTGGGTAATACCCCCGTCGGGCAGGTGGCGCAGGATATCGTGTACCGCCAGATTCAGCTGATGAAGTCCCTACCGCTGGAAGCAGCTGATCGCGTGATGGACATACAACAGCGCGCAATGCAGGCGGTTATCACTGGTGAACGTCCGGACGAGCTCTACGGGATGATCATGGCCTCCGGTGACGTGGCCGCCAGCAGGGCGCAGCTGATTGCCCGTACAGAGATTGGACGAGCTACCGGCGCGCTGACGCAGGCCAGAGCCCTTTCGGTTGGATCAGAGGGCTACTGGTGGCGTATCGAAGGGGCCGGAACGCGCGATTCTCACCGCAAGATGAAAGATAAATTTGTGCGCTGGGATAACCCGCCGACGCTGGACGGTATGACTGGACACGCCGGATGTTTGCCGAACTGCAAATGCTGGCCTGAAGTACAGATTCCTGCACCGAGAAAATGAAAAATACGGCTTTGAGCATTCATTTCATTCGAACTGCAATACCCGCGAAATGTTATGAAAATGTTGTATTCGAAAAGACCGATTTTCAGCCCAGTTAATCGCTACTTTTACGGCTTTAAGGGGACATTTTAATCGAGTCCATTTTCGTCGGTGCGGGTAAGAACCCTTATGTTAAATAGCCCGTTATTTCGAACATTTTTCCCATCTCACAAGGTCGCCTCCGGGCGGCCTTTTTGTTGCCCGTAATCGAGCAGGTAACCCATGAAATATTTCTTCACCACACGCCTGGGCGAAACGCGCTATCTGCAGGCGGACGGCTCGCTGCTGTGTAAAGACGTGCCGATCGCACGCACAGGTACGCAGGTCTATTTACCTGAGGAAATCGACCTCGAACCGGACGGCACCGGCACGGTGACAGTCTGGCGAACAGAAGACGAGGTGTTTTCCCCGGAGACGATGGCGAGCTTTGAGGGCGTAGCCGTCACGCTGGGGCATCCAGAGGACAGCCTGGGCAACATCGTTTTCGTGAACCCTTCTAACTTCGCAGAGCTGGCGCACGGACACATTCAGAACGTCCGGCGCGGCACCGGCGATAAATCGGATCTGCTCATTGCTGACGTGCTGATTAAACGGCAGGAAGCAATCGACGCGGTGAATTCTGGCCTGACCGATGTCAGCTGTGGATATGACGCGCAGTACAAGCAGCTGGCGCCCGGTAAGGGCAAGCAATACCAAATCACAGGTAACCACCTCGCTGTCGGCATCGACCGGGGGCGTGCTGGTGGCCGCTGTGCAATCGGGGATTCCATCCCATCAACAACAAAGGAGAAGCCTGTAATGTCATGGCTTAAAAAACTGGCTCAGGCCATTAAGACGAAAGATGAGGATGCACTGGCAAAACTCATCGACGAAGCGCCGGATATGCCGTCTGATGGCATGCCTTCAATCCCCGGTTCCTCTATCACCATCAACATTCCTTCACAGGCCACAGCCTTACCTGAAGGCAATCGCACCACTACGGACGAAGGCGATCCGAACAAAGACAAAACCGGCACCGGCGATGAAGAAATTCCGGCCTGGGCGAAAGCGTTGCTGGCTCGTCTGGAAAAGCTGGAGGGTAAAACCACCGACGGCGATCCGGACCCGGGCAACATGACCACTGATGAAGACGAGGAAGAAAACCGCAAAGTGACGGGTGATGCAGCCTTTAAGCGCAACCTGATCGCCGATGCGGAAATTATCTGCCCTGGCTTCCAGCCTGCTGGTGATAAGAGTCTGAAGCGTCAGGTGCTGAATCACGCAATGCGCACCGGTGACAGTCTGAAATCGTTCGGCGTGGATGATTTCTACAAAGCGCCAAAGGCTACGGTCGACGCGGTGTTTACTGCCGCTGTGGCGCTGCATAAGGCGAAAAATCAACTGGTCCCGCTGAACAACATTACGCGCACCACTGACAGCGCTACCAGCACCAAGCACCTTTCCCCGGCGGAACTGAACAAGCTTAACGCCGAATTCTGGGCAAAAAACAAATAAGGTAAATCATCATGGCAGGTACTGCATATTTAACGCGCATGCCGCTGGGCATTGCCGGGGGCGTTACCCGTCCTCGTGATCTCACCATTGAACCGGTAACCCTGGACCTCTCGAAACAGTTTGCGTCCTACGGTCTGGCTGGAAAATACGTGAACGATAAATTCGTTCCGCTGGAATCAGGCGACACCATCAGCAAAGTGAAAGGGATTCTGGTTCGCCCGTTCCCGATTACCTCTGTTCAGGATCTGGCTTACATCGGCGTGAATGTTAATCAGGTGGGCGACAACCTTAAACGCGGTTACATCTGCGTAATTGCTACTGCAGGCAATGCGACGACCGCGAAGAAAGGCGATCCGGTTTATGTTCGCGTGGCTGGTGGCACCACACAAAGCCCGGTTGGCTCATTTGTGCTGTCTCCTGACTCCACTGCATCAAATACACCTCAGCTGACAAATGCAGAGGTCATGGGGCCGGGTGAAGCCGACGGCCGTATTGAAATCGCTTATAACATCTGAGGATTTAATTAATGTATACAGTTGACAGAGCGACTATCGACTCCACCGGCGCGTTTCTCGTCGGCGAGCTGGAGCGCATGGATCAGACGCTGAATATGCCGCTGGTGTCCGTCAAATGGACCCGCGATATTCCGCTGCGCAGCGATATTTCCATCGCGGATGAAGTTTCATCTTTTACCAATACTGATTTTGCTAGTGTTGGTGGACCGAACCCAAACGGTAAAAACTGGATGGGTAAAAAAGGGACTGCAACACCTGGCCCGGAACTGAATATTCTTCCTACCCGTAACAACCTGACCCCGTGGGCAACTGAAGTTTCATGGACTGTTCTTGAGCTTGCCTCTGCGCAGCAACTGGGACGTCCTATCGACTTGCAGAAATACAATGCAATGAAGATGAAATGGAATATGGACACCGATGAGCAGGTTTATATCGGTGACAAGGATCTCGGTGTGCCAGGTCTTCTCAACTTGCCGGATATTGTTCCGCTTGCAGCTGCTGGAGCGTGGACGGCAACAACAGATCCGGATGTCATTTTGCAGGATATCAACCTGCTGCTGACAGATGTCTGGGTTCGTTCTGGTTACGCAGTGTGTCCGGCGAAAATCGGCCTGGCTCCTGAGCTATTCGGGCTGCTGACCATCAAAAAAGTTTCTTCTGCAGGCAATATTTCAGTACTTGAGTACGTGAAAATTAACTGCATTGCCTATCAGGAAAACGGTGAACCTCTCGATATCGTTTCTATGAAATGGGCATCAAAACGAGGTGCTGGTGGCGCGCATCGTATCGTCGCTTATACCCAGGACGAACAGTATGTTCGTTTCCCAATGGTTCCACTGTTAAATACCCCGCTTGAATACCGTGGTATGCAGCAGCTGACTGTCTATTACGGAAAACTGGGGCAGGTAGAAGCGCCGTATTCCAATACGATCTCTTACCTGGACGTTCCGGCGTCTTAACCTGAAACAGGCGGGGAAACCCGCCTTTTTTATGGAGCATAAACATGAAATACATTGTTTCTGGTGGCGCAACCCTCAGCTTTGCCGACGGTTCTAAATTTGAGCTTCAGCAAGGCATTCATGACAGTTCGTCATTCCCGAAGGGGGTAAAGGACCACTGGGCTTTCAAAGCCTATGCGCGACCGCTGGACGAATCAGAGCTGGCGCAGGAGCAGGCGTCGGAAGACCTTGCCGCGAGCCTTGTTCTCCTGGCAGAAGAAAATAACACCCTGAAAGCGCAGCTGGCTGAGCATGAAAAAACCATCACCGCGCTGGGAAATGAAAACACAGACCTGAAAGCGCAGCTGGCAGCCGCTCAGGCACCAGCAGGCGGTAAACCTGCTGACAGCGCGGACAAAACCGATAACACCGGCGGGGACGCGAAAAATGCCAAAAAACAGCAGGCTTCCGACTAACGAGCAGTTCCGCACCGACTTTCCCGAGTTCGCCGATAAAACCCGCTACCCTGACCCCTCAGTAAATTTCTATCTGGGGCAGGCTGATTCACTCCTGAATCAGGACGTACAGGGCGATCAGTTCGTCTACCTGGCCGAGCTATTCACAGCTCACTATACGGAGCTGCGCGGCCGCACGCTGGCCGCCGCTGCCGCTGGTGGTGTGAACAGCAACGGCGCTGCAGGTGTAGTGTCCTCTAAGTCCGTGGATAAGGTTTCAGTGAGCTATGACGTGTCCGGGGTAATCAATCCGGATGCCGGTTTCTGGAACAGCACCGCCTACGGTCGCGAGTTCTACTGGTGGTGGTCGATGTTCGGTGCTGGTGGCAGGCAGCTGCTATGAAAAGCGGGTTAACGGTTCGTGCTGATAACGCCGTGGCTGTTCTGGAATCCCTCCGGCAGCTGTCCGGAATGGATGTGCTGGTGGGAATACCTGAGGACAAGGCAGGGCGAGAGGATGGCTCTCCGATTAATAACGCGGAACTGGGCTACCTCCATTCGACGGGCGCAACGGTGGAAATCGACGGTGCGACAGTTACGCTTCCCCCGCGTCCTTTTCTGGATATGGGGATCGAGGATTCAAAACCCCGAACCACAGCGCACCTGAAGGCTGCGGCAACCGCCGCGCTGGAGGGACAGACTGAAGCAGCAATGCGTGAGCTGGAGAGAGCCGGACAGATTGCCCGTGATGCTGCAAAAGCCGTTATCGGAGCTGGCGACCGATTGCACCCGCTTTCTGAGAAAACCCTCGAACGCAGACGGGCCGTGGGCATTCCCGGCGAAAAGCCGCTGTATGCCCACGGTTACCTGTTGCGCTCAATTAACTACGTCGTGAGGAAAAAATAATGCCTCTTCTCGATGTGAGCGATGTTCTTCTTGATCCCGACTTTATGGACACCAGTCTGGTTTGTCACCGGCAGGTTCAGACGGTAGATGAGGACAATTTCACGAAAAACACAGCTCAGGATATCCCATTCTCTGGCGTGGTGACGGTTGACCGTTCTCTGGAAGCCAGGCGAATGGAGGCAGGCCAGAACATCAGCGGGGCGATCCTCATCGTGACGCAGTTCAGGTTAACCCAGGGCCAGCCCGGTACAGACAGCGCCCCGCGACTTGATGCCGATATTGTGACCTATAACGGACGCGACTATCGGGTGACGTTCGTCGATCCGTACACCAGTTACGGCGCCGGATTCGTCCAGGCGCATTGTGAGCTGGTGGACTTTAACGGAGGGACGCCAGTTGAGTAACGACAGCACCGCGCGCGGTTATCTGACGCCTGTCGGGGATAGCCCCCAATATGACGAGGCGCTGGAGCGTGAAATCAGCCGGTGGATTCGTGGCGTTTCTGGCTTGCCGGCCGCGCTTGTTTTCCCCCGATGGACTGACCCGCAGCCGCAGATCCCAAACAACGGGGTGACGTGGTGCGCCTTCGGTATCACTACCGTTCCCCAGCCGTTAAGCCAGTCCGATGTTCAGGTTTCGGAAGAACAGTCCGAGCAATGGACATGGGAACAGGTAACGGTGATCTGCTGCTTCTATGGCCCTCAGGGGGCCAACACTGCATCAACTTTCCGCGCGGGAATATTCGTCGAGCAAAACAACGCCGAACTGAATCGCTCGGGGCTTTCGCTGGTGGAGGCCGGGACTATCTACAACCTGCCAGAGCTCATTAATAACCAGTGGGTGAGGCGCTACGACCTCACCATCACGTTGTCCCGCAAAAACATTCGTACCTACAACGTCCGGACGCTACAAGATGCGCCCGTCTCATTTTTCGGAGACTAAATTATGCCGCAGGGATTACCTGTATCTAACGTCGTTAATGTCGACGTGATCATTGGGCCGCGTGCGGCTACTGGTCGAAACTTTGGTTCGCTGCTCATTCTCGGGAGCTCTACGGTTATCCCGGTTTCTGAGCGCATTCGCCTCTACTCATCCCCGGAAGATATCGGCACAGATTTCGGCGTGGATAGCCCGGAATATGAAGCCGCTACGGTGTATTTCTCGCAATCACCGAAACCTCAGCAGGTGTATGTCGGTCGCTGGGCTAAAACGCTGGTATCGGCTGAAAGCGGTTCGACGGAAACGCTGCTGCAGGCCGTGAACGCTGTACTGAATTACACGAGCTGGTACGGTTTGGGCGTAGCCGATGATGAAGAGATCGACGATGCCGACTGGCTGAGTGTGGCCGCCGCGATTGAAGCTTCCAGCCTCAGTCGAATTCTGGCAATTACCACTCAAGACCCGGAAGCGATTAATACGACATCCACAACCGATCTCGCCTATAAGCTGAAGGCGGCAAAATACGGTCGCACGTTTGTGCAGTATTCCACCAGCAGCAAGTACGCCGCGCTTTCTGCGTTTGGCCGGGCGTTTACGGTGAATTTCAACGGCAGTAACACGACCATTACCCTGAAATTTAAGCAGGAGCCGGGTATCACCTACGAGACACTGGATCTCAGCCAGGCTAAGGCGCTGGATACCAAAAACTGTAACGTCTACGTGTACTACGAAAACGATACGGCCATCCTGCAGCAGGGCGTCATGTCCAGCGGCGATTTCTTCGATGAGCGCCACGGGCTCGACTGGCTGCAGAACTACGTTCAAACCAACCTGTATAACCTGCTCTACACCAGCACAACCAAAGTCCCACAGACTGATGCGGGTGTTACGCGCCTCCTTTCTAACGTTGAGAAATCAATGGATCAGTCTGTCACGAACGGGCTGGTGGCAGCTGGCGTATGGAACGGTGGCCCGATTGGGCAGTTGGATTCTGGCGACACGCTGACAAAAGGCTATTACGTCTACGCGCAGCCGATTTCCGAGCAGGCGCAGGCAGACCGTGAAGCACGTAAGGCACCGGTTATTCAGGTGGCCTGTAAGCTGGCGGGTGCGGTTCATTTCGCTGATGTGCAGATCAACGTCGTTCGCTAAGGAGAAAATGAATGGCTACTTATTCTTTTATGGACGTCACGGCGTCCCTCTCCGGCCCGACCGGCGAGATTGATCTGGGCTACGGTTCCGCCAGTTCAGAGGAGGGGATCACCGTTGCAATGGGCGGCCCCAAAAATACCATGACCATCGGCGCTGACGGCGAAGTGATGCACAGCCTGCACGCGGATAAAAGCGGCACGGTAACCGTCAACCTGCTGAAGACCTCGCCGACAAACAAAAAGCTGTCGCTGGCGTACAACGCGCAGAGTCAGTCCTCAGGTACCTGGGGAAACAACGTCATTGTGATCCGCAACAAGGTTAGCGGAGACATCATCACGGCGCGCAGCGTGGCGTTCCAGAAACAGCCGGATAACGCCAACGCTAAAGCCGGTAATACGATGCCCTGGGTGTTTGACTGCGGCAAAATCGACCAGGTTCTCGGAGAGTTTTAACAGATGGAATGCTCAATCAAAGGCCACGATTACCGCGTGGCAAAACTCAGCGTTTTTGACCAGCTGAAAGTGACCCGCAAACTGCTGCCGGTGCTGGCGGGCATGATGTCAGATTTCGGGAGCATTCGCTCCCTTCTGCCTGCTGATGGCAAAATCGACACCGTGAAATTCGATCAGCTGAAACCGGTGTTTGAAACCCTGCTCCCGCGCATCGCTGAGGAACTGTCTTCCCTGACTGAAGAAGATACCAACGCGATTATTCATCCGTGCCTGGCCGTGGTATCACGCAAGCACATGGACGGATGGACGCCGGTATTCAACAGCGGTCAGCTGATGTTCGATGATATCGACCTGCTGACCATGCTGCAGCTGGTGGCGCGGGTGGTCGCCGATTCACTGGGAAATTTTTTGCCCGTGAGCCCTACCAGCGCGACGCCGGGCCAGCCTCAGGGTTAACCCTCAACAGCCTGCCTGACGGGCTGTCTTATCTCCTTGATCCGGTTGACGCCGGGTTAATCCCTTATTACGCGCTGAAGGATGGATCAGTTGATCTGTGCGATATCGCGCTGATGAATGACCACCTGGCCGTTAAGGCAGACAACCAGCGCCGTATTGAGAAATGGAGAGAGGATAATGAACGCTGAGACTATTAAAGATTTCCTCGTCTCGCTGGGCTTCGATATCGACGAAGCGGGCGCGTCAAAGTTCGATTCTGTTCTCGCCGGTACGACCGCAAACGCTATCAAAATGGGGCTGGCCGTCGAAGGTGCCGCGCTTACCGTGGTGGCCTTCACGGCTAAGATCGCCTCGGGGCTGGATAATCTCTACTGGGCATCACAGCGCACCGGCGCGACGGTTCAGGGGATTCAGTCTATTGGCTATGCGGTTTCGCAGGTGGGCGGCAGCGTTGACGCGGCGCGAACCTCTTTGGAAAGCCTCTCCCGGTTTGTTCGTAACAATCCCGGCGCGGAAGGCTTCCTGAATCGCCTGGGCGTACAGACCCGTGACGCCAGCGGCAACATGCGCGACATGGCCGCTATCTTTACGGGCGTCGGCCAGAAGCTCAGCAGCATGCCGTATTACCGGGCTAACCAGTATGCGCAGATGCTGGGCATTGACGAAAATACCCTGATGGCGATGCGCCGGGGGGTGGGCGGTTTCTCCGGGCAGTACAGCGCAATGGCGAAAGCTATCGGCTTCAATGCTGACGAGGCGGCCAGAAGCTCCAATAAGTTCATGACCTCCCTGCGTGAGTTCGGCGCGATGGCAGGCATGGCCCGTGACAAAATCGGCTCTAATCTTGCTGGTGGTCTGGCGGGTTCGCTGGACACGCTGCGCCGCCACATTCTGGATAACTTCCCGCGCATCGAGCAGACCCTGACGAAAGCCATAAAAGGCATTCTGGCGCTCGGGGACATTATCGGACGGCTGTTCTTCCGGCTTATTGAGGGGACATCCAGCCTTATCAACTGGTGGCAATCGCTGGATAAGCAAACGCGGGAGCTGATCTCGTTGTTCGGCGCGCTGACGATTGCGCTGCGCATTCTTAACAGTACGTTCTGGATGTCGCCGATTGGCCTCATTACCGCGCTGGCGGCGGGGATTGCCCTTCTGTGGGAGGACTATCAGACCTGGAAGGAAGGCGGTGACAGCCTGATTGACTGGGGCAAGTGGAAGCCGGAAGTCGACGCCGCGCTGAAGATGGTTCGTGACCTTAAAACGACCGTTAACGAACTGGCGAAAGCGCTGGCGAAACTGCTCAATATTGACCCCAAATCATGGTCCCTGAAGTGGGATTTCAGCAACTTCATCGACCAGATGGGCGAGTTCAGCAAAATGCTGAATATGATCGCCGACCTGCTTAACGCTATTAAAGATGGCCGCTGGGCTGATGCCGCCAGCATCGGCAAACAGATGCTTAATCAGGGCAGCGAAAATCCGTCAGCGATGCCGATGGTAACAGACAGCGCTAACAGTGTGGCGGAATGGATAAAAGATAAAACCGGTTGGGATCCACGCAGTGTAGGACAGACCATAAGGAGCATTGGAGAGGATGAGCCAGATCAGATAGGACAGGCTGCAAAGCGAGGCGAACGGAACAATAATCCCGGAAACCTTAATTTTGCTGGTCAGGCGGGGGCTGAGCTTGAGCGCCCCGGCGGCAGGTTTGCCCGATTCGAAACCGCCTTTGATGGCTTGCGCGCTCTTTCGCGCCAGCTCGTGTTGTATGCCGGGAGAGGGATAAACAGCGTGGAGAAAATTATCTCCACCTGGGCGCCCGCTTCCGACAATAACAACACAGCAGCCTATATACAGGCGGTTTCCCAACGTCTGGGAGTAAATCCGCAGGCCGCTTTAAATATTAACGACCCACAAACGATGTCGGCATTAATGAGTAGCATTATTCACCATGAGAATGGGCGAAACATCTATTCGAAGGAGTTAATCGGGAAGGCTGCCGTCGCGGGAATTGGCGGGGCGAACGTGAATCAGCAAAACACCTACCACATTTACGGTGGTGGTGATCCGCGTTCTGTCGGTACCGAGGTCGAGCGTCGGCAGCAGTCGGCAAACGCCCAGGTCATGCGCGGTAATCAAACGAAGGTGGGCTAATGGATATTCTCTCTACTCTCTTTCAGCAGCAGTCCAGGAGAATTGGGGTGATTATCCCCGACGTTGTTGTTTCTGAGAAGCATACCGACACGCTGGAGATAACAGAGCACCCTGTCGAGGTCGGGGCCGCCATCGCCGACCATGCCTACAAAAAACCGTCTGAAGTGGTGATGGAGGTCGGTTTCGCTGGTGGGGGATCGTTGCTGGATTTTGCCAGTAACCTGACGGCTACCAGCCTGCTCGGGCTGAGTCCCCAGCAGACGTATCAGGAGATACTCGACCTGCAGGCTAGCCGTATTCCTTTCGATGTGGTGACCGGAAAACGGCTGTACAGCAACATGCTGATCCGCGCGCTGGAAGTGACGACAGACAAGACAACCGAAAACGTCCTGTCTGCCGTCCTCACCCTGAGAGAGGTTCTTATCTCGCAGACGCAACAGATCACCGTCGCGGATAAAACCAACATGAAGGACGGGGCCAGCACGTCGGCGGTACTTAACACCGGCAACAAAACCACAAAGCCGCCAAATACCTCGTTGTTGAAAAGCATTACGGGTAACGGGGCATCACTACTGGGGCTCGGCTAATGGCAATTCAGGAAATCCCGCTGACAGCGGATAACCAGCAATTCAGCATCATCCTGGCGGGGACCACCTGGCGGATTAGCATCATATGGCGCGATCTGTACTGGATTATGGACCTGCAGAACGACAGAGGGGAGCCGGTAATCTCCGGTATTCCTCTCGTCACCGGCGCTGACCTGCTGGCGCAGTACGCCTATATGGGACTCGGCTTTAAGCTGGTGGTGGTCTGTGACGACATCACACAGGATTATCCGACGAAAACCGACCTGGGCGGCCGCAGTCATTTACTGGTATCAACGGAGTAAGCATGTCACAGAACTGGATGAGACATTTCGAGCTGCAGCTCGTGAACGAGAACGGGCAGGGTATTGAGCTCAGCGATTTTAAAGTGACCTTTACGATCGACTGGTTCAACATCAGCAGCGCGTCACGGGTTGGAACGTTCAAAATCTACAACCTGTCAGCTGATACGGTGAACCGCATCACCGGGCAGGAGTTTTCGAAAGTGCGGCTGATTGCTGGTTACGACGGTATCGCGCCGGATGTATCGGCAAGCGACATCGGGACCGTGCGCGAAGTCGATGCGGCGGACGTGGGCCAAAGCGATGGCCGTAACTACGGGCTGATTTTCAGCGGCGATATTCGCTACTCGGTCACCGGTAAAGACAGCCCTATTGATTCCTATGTCCTGATTCAGGCAGCCGATACGGATCTGGCGTTTGCCACCAGCATAACCTCGCAGACGCTGGCAGCAGGTTACACGGTTGCAGACGTGAACCGCGCGCTGATGAAAGACTTCGAGGCCAAAGGCGCGACCGAAGGCCTGACGCCTGAAATGCCTGCTACCGTATTCCCCCGGGGCCGGGTGCTGTTCGGCATGACACGGCATCTTATGGATAACGTGGCCGGGCAATGTGGCGCAACATGGCAGTTCGTGGACGGCCAGCGGCAGATGGTGGCGAATAACGAGTATGTTCACGACGCGATTGTGCTCAACAGCGCCACCGGGCTTATCGGCATGCCGCAGCAGACCATCGGCAACGGCGTAAACGTCCGCGCGCTGATTAACCCGAACATCCGGGTTAACGGGCTTATTCAGTTGGATCAGGCTTCCGTGTATCGCACCGCGCTGTCGAATAACGATATCGCTATGGCTGGTGGGCAGATCACCGACCAGAACACGGACGGAAATATTACGCTCAGCGGCACCACGGCGCAGCCTGCCAGCATCGCAACGGATGGCGTTTATATTGTGCGCGGGATTATGTACACTGGCGACACAAGGGGCCAGGCGTGGTACATGGATATGATGTGCGAAGCGCGTGGCGCGGCGGATCTCCGCACTCAGGACTCGCTTAATCGGGGGTAAATTTGAAAGCCTTAGCCATTTTAATTGTTGCCTTTATGTCATTTGGGGCATCAGCAAGCGGGTACACCGCTTATTGTGGGCCTTACACCATCACTGCAAGGTTGGGTGAAATGGACATGATTAACGGTGAACGCGTCACATCGCAGAAAATTACAAATCTTGGTGCTGATGGCATTAAGATTGATATGGGGCTTATGCCTGCTAAAGATGGCAACAATTATGGCTTTGAATACATTCGTCGACCGGGTACCGAAACGCGTTTCCTGAACGTCCAGCTGCTGCAGAACAGCATGGACGCGCCGAAAATCATCGGATCTTTCCCGTGTAAGAAAGTGCTACGCTAAAGTTTGACGTCAATCTTCCGATATGTGTTTTAAGGTTGACGAGATATTGTTCAAAGTCCACAATCACAGTCCCTTTAGTAAGAGAAAGAATCCATGGCGGCAGGCATCCCATTAGAAAAAGCGAAAGAATATGTTGAACAATTCAACGCGCTTCTACTGGATCAGGAAGGTTTAGATCCCTTCACTGAAAAGAAAATTCGAGAGGAGCTTTCTGCTTCTCCGACGCCTGTTACCAACATTGCACTATCTTATCTGGATGCGATAACTGGAAAGATTGACAGCGCATTACGTTATCTCAGAGTCAGCTTAGACGTAAACGATGTCTCTCTGGCTATGCACTATCATCACATTCTTCTTAACACCTTTAGCTATAATGAACTAAAGGAAGTGTGTGTTCCTCTGGCGAACAAGTATCGCACAAAGATCTTTAGCCATAACGCGTACAGTTGGGCGTATCGTTACGGAGAGCGTGAACAGTTAGATTTTTACATGGAACAGCACATCAAACTTCTTTCCGAAGAAGAAGGCAGGAGTAATGCTATGAAGCACAAAGAAGAACTCCTTGCAGAAATGGATAACTTCTATAACGCAACGCAATGCTCGAAGGAACAGTTCCAGACACTGGCATCCATAATCTGGGGTTTGATGAGCGATTATAAAGCCATGGCTGGTTTTGTTCAGCTCAGTGGAAGTGGTTGCTATGTTGTTGATATCAAGAATCTCGAACCTAAAGCTATTGCTAAGATGAACTTCGATCTGGCTGATAGAGTGTGTGCTGAATCTAAACTGGATGATTGTTCCATGTTAGCGAGATTCACCTCTCCGCGTCAGTTGCATACGGGAGTGAGCTATCATGCCGGTAACTAGCAATCAGATTCTCGATACCGCCAGGTTATGTCTTTCGGAAAATATTGAGAGTGGGTTTCGAAGCGCTATCTCAAGGGCTTATTACAGTATGTTGCATGAGTCTATTAGCTCACTTACTGCCATACCGCATTTTACCCATGAGCATCACAAAAATACTGTGGGTTATATGTCAACGCCCTCTGAGTGCAAATCAGAGCCATATCCGACAAATACGCTGAAATCCCTGGCTTTCGTACTTCGGCAGTGGCGGGATGCCAGAAATGAAGCGGACTATGACCTGACTAATGTGACTGTTTCGAAAGAAATGGGACAGGATGCAATCGAGGCTGCTGAGCTTTATTTTGAGCGCTGGGAACAATTGAAGTCTGCTAAGGCTTCATAGGTAAAATCAATTCTATCAAACCCGCCATCTGGCGGGTTTTTTGCTTTCTGGAGCCTACAAAATGGCAGTATCTGACCAGACCCGCAGCGGCGACCTTGCCGAAACATTCAAATCTGAGCGGGACACAACAAAGAACCAGATCCGCGTCGCTTTGCCTGGCATCGTCCAGTCATTCGATCCTGACGCGGTGACGGCGGTTGTGCAGCCTGCTATCCGTTCGGTTGAAACTGATAACGACGGGAACCGTATTACCAAAAATTACCCGCTACTGGTGGATGTGCCGGTGGTGTTTCCGCGCGGAGGCGGCTGCACGTTAACGTTCCCGGTTAAAGCCGGTGATGAATGCCTGGTGATTTTCGCCGATCGCTGCATCGATTTCTGGTGGCAGAACGGCGGGGTGCAGGAGCCTGTCGACGACCGGGTGCATGATTTATCGGATGCGTTCTGTATCGTCGGGCCGCAGTCACAGGCGCAGAAAATCAGCGGAATCAGCACTGGGGCCGCTCAGCTGCGCAGCGACGACGGAAGCACGTTCTTTGAGCTCAACCCCACTACGCAGAAAATTAAAATCGTAGCGCCTGGCGGTCTGGATGTAGTTACCCCGCAGGCCGACTTCTCGGCGAAAGTTACCATTCACGGGCTCTTGTCCTGGCTGGGTGGAATGGTGGGTTCTGTTGCTTCTGGCGTTGCATCCAAAATCACCGGCGCTGTCGAGTTTATCGGTACCGTCAAAGCTAACGGCAAGACAATCGATGATACGCACACTCACGGCGGCGTGCAGCACGGCACCAGCAACACAGACGGGGTGAACTGATGCGATACAGACGTGAAGATGCCGACGGTGATTACACCTTTGGCAGCGGCGATGATACCTGGCTGATTAACTCACCTGAGGCCGTGGCGCAGGCGGTAAAAACGCGATTCGAATTGTGGTATGGGCAATGGTTTCTCGACACCACCGAGGGGACACCGTGGATTCAGTCCGTACTCGGTAAGCAGAAGCCAGAAACCTACAACCTGGCGATCCGTAAGCGCATCCTCGAAACGCGGGGCGTTAAATCCATCCTCTCTTTCAATACGACAGTGAACACTACGACGCGCCGCGTCCAGTTCTTCGCTGAAATCGACACTATCTACGGAACAACGACAGTAACCAGCGAGGCATAAATGGCCCTCAATTTGGACACACTCGGCTTATCGGCAACGGTAACCGCTGAGGGGATCAGTGCGCCTGATTACCAGACGATACTCGATACCCTGACGAGCTATTTCCAGCAGATTTATGGCAGTGACGCTTATCTGGAGCCAGACAGCAAAGACGGCCAGATGGTGGCGCTGGCAATTCACGATGCCAACAACACGGCCATCTCCGTTTATAACTGCTTCTCACCTGCTACGGGTTACGGTGCAGCGCTGACGAGTAACGTAAAAATTAACGGTATCGCGCGCCGGGGGGCGACGAACTCTACCGTGGATCTGCTTCTGACCGGTACCGCCGGGACATCTATCACAAACGGTACCGTGAAAGACACGAATAACGTGATCTGGCGGCTTCCTGCCTTGGTGACGATCGGTGTCGGCGGTACCGTGACGGTAACTGCTACCTGTTCAAACAGCGGAGCGGTTGCGGCGCTGGCCGGGACGATTACCACTATCAACACGCCTACCCGTGGCTGGGCATCGGTAACCAACCCGGCGGCGGCCACCGTAGGCGCACCGGCTGAAACCGACGCAGAACTGCGCATCAGGCAGGGGCAAAGCGTCGCTCTGCCGTCACTCACACCGTTTGAAGGTGTCGACGGTGCGATCGCCAACGTTGCAGGCGTGACACGTCACAAGCTCTACGAGAATGATACTGGTGCAACCGACAGCAACGGGCTGCCTCCTCATTCCATCACCGCCATCGTTGATGGAGGTGATGTTACAGAGATAGCCCAGACAATCAGGGGAAATAAAGGGCAGGGAACGGCAACTTACGGGACAACTTCTGTCACGGTACCGGACACCTACGGCAACCCACACGTGATCAGCTTTTCGCGATCTACTGATGTCCCGATTTACGGGCATATCACCCTGAAGGCATTCACCGGCTACACGTCGCAAATTGGCGTACAGATTCAGCAGGCCGTCGCGGATTACATCAACGGGCTGACCATCGGCGACGATGTGCTGCTGAGCAGGATTTATTCTCCGGCGAACCTCGGCGTAGTGAGTGGTGGCAATGCGCGCTACTACGACATACAGGAACTCCTGATTGGCAAATCAGCCGGTAGCGTCGCGGCGGCAAACATCATCATCGCCTACAACGAATCCGCGTCGTGTAAACCCGAAAACATTGTTCTAACGGTGACGTCATGAGCAAGTACACGGACTTAATCACCAACTATCACGCCACGAAGCCGAAATTTTTTGATCACGTCGACCTGAGCACGCGGCCACTGATTGATATAACCGGTGCCACCCGGGGGCTGGTAAGCGCTTTCGATATTGATACCGCCGTCGGCGTCCAGCTCGATACGCTCGGCCTCTGGATTGGTCGCAGCCGCATTGTCAGCCAGCCGATAAGCGGCGTTTATTTCAGTTGGGATACTGACGGCCTCGGATATGACCAGGGCGTATGGCAAGGCCCGTATGACCCCGATTCAGGCTACACCACGCTTGGCGACGAAACTTATCGCATCGTTCTTAAGGCGAAAATCGCTATCAACAACTGGGACGGCCGGAATGATTCGCTGCCTCCCATCCTTGACACTGCAACCGCAGGCTCTGGCCTGAGGATGCAGATCGTCGACAACCAGGACATGACGATTTCTGTCTGGGTTTTTCCTGAGACTGATATTTCTGATGTGTCTCTCGAACTGATCGCCGCTATCAAACAGGGCTATCTCACCGTTAAAGCAGCTGGCGTATGGGCCGGTGACGTTGAAACGCCTTCGGTAGAAACACCGTCAGAAGGCTCAAAATTCTTTGGATTTGACATGGAAAACGAATACATCGCCGGATTTGATGATGGCGCATGGGGGAAATTACTGTAATGGCTAAAAATGACTTTAAACCGTTTGCTACCGGCGCTGGCGCAAACGTAATGTCCCAGGCTGACTGGGAAGCCCTGCCTGCTCTACTTTCTGGATTTACAGCAGGCGAAGCATCCAGTGCGCAGGTCAACAAAGCTATTCGGCAGGCAGCTTTTATCGCGGCAGCGCTGGCGCAGTACACAGCCAACAAAAGCGGGCTGGATGTGCTGGATGATGGTGATGTGAGCGGGTTCATTGCCAAAATGACCACCGCGCTCGGTAAGGACTTTCAGGGGCTTGATGCCACACTGACGGCACTTGCCGGCCTCGCTACAGGGGCAAATAAGCTTCCGTATTTCACCGGGACAGACACTGCAGCACAGACGGATCTTACTTCAGTCGGGCGTGACATTATCGGTAAAAGTACGATTGCCGACATTCTCACATACCTCGGTTT